TGGAGAAGCGGGTCAGCGACTACGGCCAGGCCTTCGAGGAGGACGTGGCGAAGGGCCGGACCTCGGCCGCGCGCCGGATGACGGCAGCGAAGGTGCGCAGCGAGTTCGGGCAGGGCCTCATGTTCGGGGCAGCCGAGGCCGTCGAGCGCGGGATGGTGGACCGGATCGGGATGATGGACGAGGTTCTGCGCCGTGCCGGAGGCCGCACGAAGGCGCCGGCCGTCGTGGCCGCCGAGGCGCCGAAGCTGGAGCCCGCGGCCGACGCCGAGCGCCTAGCGGCCGTGGCGCGGATCCGTGGGCTGTAAGGTCTTGACACCTGTGGTAGGCTAACCACGTAAGTCGTCGGGCACCGGCCGCGAGGTCGTGAAGCCCACCCCCCGCAGATAGGGGCGCTCTCCAATGAGGCGCTCGGAGCGGGCCACCCAGAAGACGGTTTCTGGGGTGCCAGCCTGAGCGCCCTTCGCTTTTCCTGGCACCCGCCAAGCGAAGGAGAGGCCCCATGGCCGTCAAGGTCAACGAACTTCGGCAGCGCAAGATCGAGGCCCAGAAGGCGCTCGACGCCCTGCACGACGAGCAGTCCGGCGCGAAGAGCGCCTATTCCGCGCTGCTGGAGAAGTCGGCGCGCGGCACCATCTCCGACGAGGAGAAGCCGAAGCTGATCGAGGCCGAGAAGGTCGCGGCCGCCTTCGACGGCAGGATCAGCGCCCAGCGCAGGCTGGTCACGCTGGCCGAGGAGGAGCACGGGGCCGAGGAGGAGCGCCTCCGCATCGAGGACGCCGAACTCGCGAAGAAGCCCTCGGGCCGGATCAAGGCCGGCGCCCCGAACGCCGAGGAGGATCCCAGGAAGGGGTTCCGCTCGGCGAACGACTGCCTGCAGACGATCCTGCAGGCGGGCCGCAGCGGCAAGCCGGACGAGCGGCTGAAGATGCTCGCCCAGGACACCGACGAGGAGGGCCGCTCCTACCTCTTGCCGGTCGCGTTCACGCCGCGCTACCTCGCCACCGTGGGCTCCGACGAGCACGGCGAGTACGACGACCGCTACGGCGGCTTCTCGGTCGCCACGACCCGCCTGGCGCCGCGCCCCCTCATCGGCTTCGAGGGCGACCCGACCATGGGCCGCACCGAGATGGTGCCGATGGCGTCGCCCTCCGTCGAGATGGAGGCGGCGACCGACAAGGACCACAGCTCCACCGTGTCCGCCGGCCTCACCGTCGCCCGTAGGGCGGAGGCCGCGGCGATCGCGGCCAGCCGCCAGACCCGCGAGATGCTCACCATGAAGGCGGCCTCCGTCTTCGCGCTCGCCTACGCGACGGAGGAGATCCTGGCCGACTCCCCGGGCTCCTTCATCGCCCGCCTCGAGCAGGGATTCTCGCTGCAGTTCGCGGCGTACATGTTCAACGAGAAGCTGCGCGGGAAGGGCGGCGACCAGTACCTCGGCGTCCTGACCGCCCTCGCGGCGTCCGGCCTCGGTCCCACGCTCAGCGTGGCCAAGGAGAGCGCCCAGGTCGCGGACACCATCGTCTACAACAACGTCATCAAGGCGCGGGCCCGCTGCTGGGGCTACTCAAAGGCGATCTGGCTGGCGAACCACGACTGCTACCCGCAGCTCGCGGTCCTCGCCGTTCCGGTCGGCGTCGGTGGCCAGCTCGTCTACCAGCAGAGCCTGGTCGAGGACCGGCCCGACATGCTGCTCGGCCGGCCGATCTTCTACTCGGAGTACATGGGCACCATCGGCGACCAGGGCGACCTCCTGCTCGGCAACTGGAGCCAGTACCTCGAGGGACTCTACCAGCCGCTGCAGTCGGCGGAGTCCATTCACGTCCGGTTCGTGAACCACGAGCGCGCGGTCAAGTTCTGGCTGCGGAACTGCGGTCAGCCGTCGTGGCGCACCGCCCTGACCCCGAACAAGTCGGCCTCCACGCTCTCACCGTTCGTCGTGCTCGACGCTCGGTAAGTCGAAAGGAAAGGAGTAGCAAAACATGGTCTCCACCACGACCGCACACAAGGCGCTCGCCAAGTGCGAGCGGCGCCTCGTCGAGTACGACTCGGACGGCGCGCTCAACCTCGTCGACCTGGCGCAGCCGCAGGCCGGCGCCGCCAGCACCTGCCTCCCGATCGCGAACTTCCGCCGCTTCGTCGGCGGGCTGTTCCGGTCCGTCGGCACGGGTACCGTCACCGCCTTCCACATCGTCGCCGCGACCGACGCGGCGGGATCGGGAGCGGTGGCCGTCGTCTCCCACGCCATCGGCTCCGCGCCGGACGCCGTCAACGACACGATCTGGCTCGAGTGCGACGCGGAGCAGATCCACGAGGTGCTCGCCGGGGCCACCCACGTCGGCCTCCAGGTCGATCTCCTGACGGCGACCGACGAGTGCGTCTTCTACTTCGAGCGGTCCGAGCCGTTCTTCGGTCCGCGCGCCGGCCTCACGGCCGACTACATCGCGTAAGGGGAGGGAGCCATGGGATACCCGAACCCCGCAGCCAACGACATGCAGGCGTGGACCGGCCTCCGGTGCGGCTTCCGCGTCGACCGCGCGTCGGCCATCCTGCCGGCGACCGCCTCCACCACCTACTTCACCGTCGCGGGCGGGCGCGTCGCCTGCCACTTCATCGGCGAGGTCACCGTCGTCTTCGACGGCACCGTGAACAGCTTGAACCTGACCCACACGCCCACGGGGGGCACGGTCGGGGACATCTGCGGCGCGGCGGTCGTCACCTCCAAGGAGGTCGGCACGATGTTCGGCATGACCGGACTGCCGACCGACGCCATGACGATGACCACGGCCTGCACCCGCCTGCAGAACCTCGTCGTTCTCAAGCCCGGCGTCGTCAAGCTGAAGTCGACGGCGACCGACGCCACGGGTTCGACGAAGTGGACCTGCTGGTACTTCCCACTCGACGAGGGCGCGACGGTGGTCGCGTCGTAACACCCCCGGCTGGGGGCGGGGCTCAGGCTCCGCCCCCGGAGGCTGTCAAGTGAGGCTTTCGCTGAAGACGGCCCCGACGAGTCCCGCGCTGGACTGGATCGACGAGGTGAAGGGGCACCTGCGCTTGGACTCGGACGACGAAATAGGTCGCGTATCGAGCCTGCTCGTCCCGGCCGCCGAGCAGTGGGCCGAGAGCGCGACGGGCCGCCAGCTCATCACGGCCACGTGGACGGCATACTTCGACTGCTTCCCCGGGGACTCCAGCTGTCCGATCGTGCTGCCGAAGCCGCCGCTTCAAAGCGTGACGAGCATCAAGTACTACGACACCGCCGGCGTCCAGCAGACGTGGGCAGCATCGAACTACACCTTGCGCGCACCAGTCGGGCCGAAGTGCGGGCCCGGCATGATCGTGCCGAAGGCCGGCATCTACTACCCGACCGCCTACGGTGTGCCCTACGAGGTGGAGGTCGAGTTCGTGGCTGGCTACGGGGCGTCCTCGGCGGAGGTGCCCGGGCTCCTGAAGGCCGGGATGCTGCTCATTGTGGGAGAGCAGTTCGAGCGCCGCGAGCACTCGATCGCCGGGACGATCATCACCGAGGTCCCGTTCGGCGCCAAGGCCTTCATCCTGCCCTTCGCGTGGGAGCAGTGATGCGCGCGGGAAACCTGGACCGCCGCATCACCTTCGAGCGGGCCACGGCCACGCAGGCGAGCCCATCCGGGGAGCAGGTGCTCACCTGGGCCGAGGAGCGCAGCGTGTGGGCTCAGGTGGAGCCGCTGTCCGGGGTGGAGCTGTTCCGCGCGCAGCAGCTCGGGGCGAAGGTGGACACGCGGTTCCGCATCCGGTGGCCCGGTGCGGACGCGGGGATCACCCCCGACGAGACGCTCCGAATCTTGTACGAGGGGCGCTACTACGACCTGCGTTCCGTGCTCGAGCTCGGGCGCCGCGAGGGCCTGGAGATCATGGCCGAAACGAGGGCCGAGTGATCGGCGGGCGCTGGACGGGCGTGGACGGCGCCGCCGAGGCCCTCGTGCGGGTGGCCACCGAGGTCTCCCGCGACGAAGTCGTGGCGGACGCGATGCTGCGCGTCTCCCGGCCGATTGCCGCCGAGATGGAGGAGGCCCTCTATCGTCGGATCAAGCGCGTGTCGGGCGAGACCGGGGCCTCGATGGCGGCCCGGCAGGTGAACAAGGCTGACGTGCCTGGAATCGTGACGGTCGCGATCGGTCCTCTGGCGTCATCGGACGCGGGATGGCGGGTGAAGTTCTGGGAGTTTGGCACGTCCAGGCTCCCCGCGCGGCCCTTCATGCGCCCAACCTGGGACGAGCGTGAGCGCACCTTCTTGGGCGAAGTCGTCAAGGCGCTGCACGGTGCTTACGCGCGAATGGTCACCCGGGTCGCGCGGAGGGCAGCATGAACGCCGAGGGAGCGACCCGGGCGGCCATCCTCGCCTCGGCACCAGTCGCGGCACTGGTGGGGACGCGCGTCTACCCGATGATGCTCCCGCAAGGCCCAGCCTTCCCGGCGATCGTCTACCAGCGGATCTCGACGGTGCCGGACATGCTCGTCGACGGTCCCGGCTTCGCGCCCATCCGAATGCAGCTCAGCATGTGGGCGACCACCTTCGACGGCGCGCGGACGCTGGCGGATGCCGTCGTGACGGCGCTCCACGGCTACCACGGCGGGGAGCTGCGGCTCTCGCGCCTCATCAACCTGCTCGACGACTACGAGCCGGACACGAAGCTGTTCCGCGTGATCGCGGATTTCCGAGTTCACCACACACAGGGAGTGGCGGCGTGAGCCGGGCTCCATTTTCGAGGAGGTAAGCCGTGGCTGCTTCTGTGACCAGTCAGATCGACGTTCGGATTTCGAGCCAGTACGCGAACACCGTCGGGCTGCAGGAAGTCGCGGCGCCGCTGTCGCTCGTCAAGTCGATCACGCTCTCCAGCGGGACGGGCGCCGGCTCGGCTGACAAGGTGTACTCCCAGCAGTACAGCATCGGCACCGGCGCGACGCAGTCGATCGACGTGGCGGGGTCGCTGACCGACTCGATGGGGGTTGCCTTCACGCCGGCCAGGATCAAGGCCATCTACATCGGGAGCGCGGCGGCGAACACCACGAACCTGACCGTCTTCGGCGACGCGGCCCACGTGCCGTTCTTCGGTACGGTCGCCACGTCCTTCACGATGAAGCCGGGCGGGGCGTTCCTGCTCGTGGACCCCGGCGCGACGGGCTACGTCGTCACCGCCGCCACGGGCGACATCATCAAGATCGTCAACGCGGCGGGCGCCACGGCGGTCGTGGACCTGATCGTCATCGCGGCCTCGGCGTAGTCGTCAGGAACAGGAAGAGGAGAACGAACAATGGCGGCCACTGGCGACATCGGATACAAGGATCGGCTCGAATACGAAACGCTCCCGGCGGGTTCGGCATCGTGGAACACGCTCTATCAGGTGCGCTCGGTCACGGCGCCGAAGAAGACCATCAAGAAGGTGGACTTCACGAGCCTCGAGAGCCCGGGGCGGACGAGCGAGTACAAGGCCGGCTTCGGCGAGTACAGCGCGGCCAGCTTCGAGGCGGTCTACGACCCCACGAACGCGACGCAGGGCCAGGTGCTGACGGACGGAGACAGCGGTCAGCAGCGGAACTGGCGGATCATCCTCCGCAACTCCATCACCGGAGCGACCGAGGAGACCTGGACCTGGCTCGGCCACGTCGGCGAGGCGGGCCTCGCGACGATCAGCAACGAAGAGCCGCACATGCTCTAGGGCTCGATCG